TATACCCATACTTGCTCACTTAACATTAATTGTCTTATGACTTCGTTAAACGATTCATCTATAAATCCTGTATTCATTTGTATCTTCTCTTTTCCAGTAACTTGAAATTGTCTTACTTGATGCTTTTCTTTATTAAATGTAGGGTCATTTACAAAGTCCATTAAACTACGCTTATAGCTTTCTGAATTTGTGTCTAAACTAATCATTGACTTTTTATGGAAAGGCATTATTTGTAACGCTCCATACTTATTGTAAAATACTACATCTAAAAAATCGTATTTAGGTTCGCATACTTCTTGAAGTGTTAATACAACGCTTTGAGCATATCCTGACTTTGTTGTAGATACTGTAATTTGATCTCCTGTTTCTAAAGTAGTAGTAGGTGTTATTCTTATATATACTATTTTATCTTCTGAAATATTTGTATCGCTTATTGTTATATCGCTTAATACATTACCCCAAGCTACATCGTATAAGTTCCAAAATTCATCTACTTGCTCCCAATAAACATCTGCACCTCCTCCTGTAGTAAAGCTAATAGTTCCTTCTGCTTCTGCAAATACTGGAAATACTATATCTCGACCTTGTTTAAAATATATTGTTGTATTTGATTGTAATAGTTGAGGCGTATAGTTTCCTGTGTCTGCTATAGTATAATTATCGCCACTTACAAATATGTCATCTTTAACTGTTAGTTGCGTATCGCTATCTATTGCAGAAATAGTTGTGCTTGTGCTATCAGTAGTGTTATTTACTGTATCTCCAACGTTTACTGTTTTAGTAAATGTTTGACCAGAATCTATAAGTTTATAAGCTGTCGTTCCTGTCGTTGTAGAACTTATTTTAGTGACAGCAGGATTTACGCTTGTTCTAGGATTTACGCCATCTTCAAAATATCCGTACCCATCAAAAGCTAGATAATCATAATTCTGCGTTTCACTACCTACTGTTTTAGTTAAAGTAATATCTGCTTCTACCCAAACTCCGTCTATAGAGTATGCTCCGTATTCTGTTATAAGATAATCTCTTATTAATTCTGTTATTTCAAATATTACATAATTGTTAGAACCTATTATATCTTTACTAATTGTATAAGTAGCTGATGCAGGTTTGTCTGTTGTAAGCGTACCTGAATATATAAATAAATCCATTGACGCAGAACTTAACGTACCTGACGCAGGTGCTACCTTTATGTAATATGGACTTCTTGCGTTTATTATTGTACTCATTCTATACTGTTTTCTATGTCTATTGCAAATGCTTCTGTTAATTCTGGTGGCAAGTTCTTAAATGCCTTCTCAAAAGGTTTAGTAAAAAACATACTTGGTTTAATACCGTACATAAATATACTTCTCGCTATTAAGAAATTTAAACTTTGTCTTGGTATAAACCTACCTTTCTTATCTCTTGGTGCGATACCCTTTCTTACTGACCATTTATCTAAACTGCTAGGTGGTGGCATCTTTGACTTAAAACTAAATGGCGTATCAAACTTTCTTTTCTTTCCGCTAACTCCTTCGTCTTGATAAGCTCCGTATTCTTCCATTATAAAACGTAAACCAAAAGCATTTTGAGATACTTTTAAGTCATAATCTAAACTATCATATAATCTCTTACTACTATTCTTTTTGTCTTTAGTAAGATTTGTTCTTGCCTGTTTTATAACGTATTTAGCAAAGTTGTTTAATATGTCTTTAGTTTCTTTTAAATCCATTAACAATTACTTACATTATTTTCTATTAATATGTTCATCGTACAAGCCCATCCTGCTAACTGGTTTTCAAATCTTTCATAAAAAGGTTCACAGCTAGGGTCGCCATCTAATTGGTATCTATCTCTATATAACGTGCCGCCTCTTAACAATACTATTAATCTATTTAATACTGCTAATTGAGAGTTTAATACATCGTGTTCGTTATTATTGCCAGTAAATATATCTGTCTTGTTTTCTTTGTTTATATCTACTATATCCATTGACATAATAGTTATATTAAAATTCAATACTTGGTCTTGCGGTGTCACACTATTTATAATAATATGACTTAAAGGAAATATAGTTTGTTTAGATAAATCTATTTCTGTTATATCTCCTGTTGTTACTGTATTGACATTTATGTCATCTAATAGCTTGTCTTTAATTGTATCTAGTATCGTGTAAAAAGCTGTTATACCTCTATTACTCATCTTAATTTAGTTTTTAATTGTTTTGATTCCGCTTCTGCTTTGTCTTTCATAAATGCTAAAAAGTTTAAACATTGATGTACATTTAGTTTAGTGATATTTTCAATTCTTCTAATATCTCCTTGAGCGAGTGCGTAAATTGATTGATACCATCCCCACTTCTGACCAAACTGTCCTGCAGGTGTATAGTCCTGTCCTCCTCCTGCTCCAAATAATTCGTCATAGTTTTCGACAAGTCGATGCCTAAACGATAAAAAAAAAGTATAGAACCTAATACTGCATCCATAGGCATATTTTGCATTATCTCTGGATTCTCTGCTGTGTATTCTTTTATTGTGTATTTGTCTTTTAGCTTATTCTCTATAGGTCTATAAAGTACATTCATTGCTATCTCCATTTTTTCCCAGTTGCCTAAATAAGTGTCGAGGTCTATATATTCTCCTAGTGTCATATCGTCTAGGTTTGGGACAAAGCCATACTCAATACCATTCATTACAAATCTTTGTTTAAGTTTTGGTTTCTGCTCAAACATCTCTGTAAGTATAGCTGTTATTCTATGTACGTCTGTAGCTCTCATTTTAATCGCATCTGTGAGCTTTATACCACAAAATATTTCCATCATTTTAGATGTTAGAAATATATCGTCATTGTTATTCTCTTGTACTTTTAGAAACTTTTGATACTGATGTAATTTGATTTCTGATAAATCATTAGGTATCGTAACTTTAACTCTCATATATATATATCGAAAATTAAAGACGATTTTTAAATAAAGCATAAAAAAAGGCGACCATTTCTGACCGCCTATCATTCAACTAGTTATTATAGAAATAACAATAACTTAAAAAACCAACACTATACTAGTTGAACGCTGAACAGTAAAGTGAATAGTAAAGCACCTATATAAACAAATGCCTTTACAAATACATCACTTAATATAATTCTTTCTATAAGTTTTTTCATAATACTTCTTCTAAAATTTGTGTTTCCCATTGTTCGATAATATCTGCATCTATCAGTTCTACAATGTTTGTTTTGTCAATTAATACTTCTGTAATAAAAGCATCTGGTTGTCTAGGCGGTGTGTGATAATCTCCTTCACACCCTTCGTCTAAAGCATATACAACTTCAAACTCTATATCTTCGTATTTAATTAAAGTTGTTTTTTCCATTTGTTTTGTTTTTAATTATACTCAAAGATAATACTTTTTTATTAATTAACAAATTTTAATAACTTTTTTTTATTGAATAGTATATTTTCCTCTATTTGGATTCTCTAGTTGCATCATTAAAGCGTATCTAGCTGCGTCTATGCAGTCAGGATGCGTACCTGTAGGTTTCTGTATATTATTACCTTCTTTGTCTTTTGCCCAGACATAACCTTGAAGTTCTTTAATTAAGTTCTTTGATTTTGATGTCACATATATCTCATTTTGATTTATAAGATTGATGCCATATACTACTGAATTATTAAATTTCTTTACGCCAGATATTTTATGACCGTAAGCTCGTATCTCATTTATTGATTTCGGTTCTGCACTATCTGCGTATATATGCTCAAGGATTACATTGTCTTTTAAGTATCTGCTTATATCTCTATTTAACATTCCTTTTTGATATAACACCTCATCAAATATATAAGCATTGTTCCATTTGTATAATCGTATATATGCTGAAGGGTCTATGCTATATCCAAAGTCAAGACCTCCGCAAAGTAATCTAGCTTCTTCAGGTAAGTTGTCTATAGGTTTCCAGTCAGGTATGCAAACACCTTCTAAACTTCCTATTTCTCCTAAACCATATACTTTCCACCAGTTCGCCCAATATGTACTTGTCTTTGCTTTATCTCTTGCTTTTTCTATTTCTCTTATAATCGTGCTAGGCAAACTATCATTGTCTTTATAAGTCAAAGTAACAAAGTCAGTATCTTCTTGTCCTATTAATTCTTTGTCTACCCAAAATACATTACTAGGATTATAGTCAAGCCATACGTTTCCAGATGTTCTAACTGCTAATTGTTGGTAGCTTTCAAAATCTATATTATTGCACTCATTGATAAATAAGTCAGTTCTTCTCGCTCCTCTTAATCGGTCTGGTTGGTCTGTGCTAAAGAACTCTATATAACTACCTGTGCTAAATTCGTATTTTAAGGTACTTTTATTGAACTTTCTGTCATCGTACCTATTGGTTAGTTTAAGTATGTTTAGAAAGTCCTTTAAAGCGCCTCTACGCAAGTGAGGTATGCTTTCTGCTACTACGCTTATTTCTTTATAGTTTTCTTTAATCGCATAGTCAATAAGTATCATAAGAATAGCTACTGTCTTTCCTGCGGAACTACCGCCTCTAACAATTCGTATTCTATTCTCTAGTTTTCTTAAACGCTTTACTGCTTGTGTTTGAGTGAACATTAATCAATAAATAAAGGTACATCTTCGTTTATATGTATATCCTTTGTTTCTTTTGGTTTTCCGTACCTGTAACCCATATATAGATTTAAAGCTCTCATATCTCCTTCATTAATCAATTCTTTAAGTTTCTTAAGCACTTCTTCTTTGTCTATAATGTTATCTAGCTTTTCTATTAACTCTTTCTCTTGAGCTTTAGGTTTACGACCTGCTCCTTGTCTTGCTCCACCGTTATTTATTCTTTTATCCATAATTGAAAAAACATTGATTAATCAATCTTTGTATATCTATATATCGAAAAATAAATCAAATTTTAGAATAATAATTTTTGATTTTCATTTATTCTTTTATTAGCGACTTCTATATAATCTTTATTTATTTCAAACCCTATATAATTTCTTTTCATACCGACACAAGCTACGCCTGTCGTTCCGCTTCCCATAAATGGGTCTAAAACTAAATCATTTTCTTTTGTGAAATGCTCTAAACATAATTTAGGTAATGTTACAGGAAATACAGCACTATGGTTTCTTCCTCCTTTATCTACAGGAAATTTCCATACATTATGAGTATATTTTTCTGTATAATATTTGCCTATAGGATGTTTGCTTAAAACAAAAATGTATTCTATTGCATTTGTTAATCTTTTGTTCATTGGTATAGGATTATTTTTATGCCATATTATTATATCATTTACAAAATAACCTAACTTTTCTCTTATTCTATTCACAATATCAAAAGGACGCATAACTCCTGTTTCTCCATAACTAAAACCTAAATTTAGGCATACTATAGCATCTTGTTTTAATTTATCCTTAACTTCTTTGAAAAAATCAATAATAACATATAAAGGTTCGCCTATGTCTGCTGTATAATGAAAACCTGTTCCTCTTTGATATTTATGGCTAGAATTATAATACGGGGGTGATGTTATTATGCAATCAATACTATTTGTGTCTAATTCTTTACATAGATTTATTGCATTACCTTGATATATATTATTTATATTCATCATACTTCTAATTCTTTTTCAGCCATTGTATTTACAATTAAAGCGAGTTCGTCTATGTCTTTATTGCATATGTAATTTAGCTTGAGTTTTATAAGTTCTCGTTTCGCTTCATTGTTTGCTTTTCCTAAATCAGTAGTTATACAATTAAGCCACTCAAGTAAGTTCTTATTATAGTGTCTGTATATGTCCCAGTTTTTAATACTGTGCAATACTGTAGTATGGTCTGAAGATTTGCCATTAGCTATGTAGAAGTTTTTTATATCGTGCAGGGTAAACTTCTCATACTTATATAATATA